GGGCGCTTGGTACTGGGGCGCGCTGTTCGAGAAGCGGGGAGGATCGACGTGGGTGTACATCGCCGCTGGCATCCCGAAGGGCGACGGCGAAATCCACGCCTCGCTGGTCTACGTGGTCCAGTTCGTCAATTGGCCGCCGGTTGGAATATGGCCGAGCGACAGGAGTGAATGCCTCGCCTTCGATCTCGAATGGGCGTTCGACGATTTCCAGCTGGCCACAAAGGGCAAGATGAACACGCCAGCAGCCCTCGATATGACTGACGGACTGTACAATTGCGTGATGGACATGCTGTTCGCCTCGTTCCTCGTGACGCAGCCGAAGGTGCTCGAAGAGGTGCAGGTGCAGCCGAGCGCGAAGCTGCAGCGCTCGCGCGCGGCGGCGGGCAAGCCTCCGCTGTTCGAGTACCGGCGGCTCAAGGTGCGCATCGGCGGCACGCGCAAGGTCTACAGCCACGCGCAGCTGAGCGGGCGCAAGCTCACCAGCATCGGCGATCTGGACAGCGAGCGCGCGATCCAGCACCGCCGCTATCACAAGGTGATGGGGCACTTCCGCCATTACCTGCACGGTGACAATCCGCACACGACGTGGATCGAGCCGCACTATCGCGGTGACCCGAGCATCGGCGTCACGTTCACCGAGCGGGAGGTTTCCAAATGAAAGATCGAACGCACTGTCGCGTCTGCGGCCAGCTGCTGAAGCCGAAGCGCATGGGCGTCGAGCTGTCACCGCTCAAGGCGCGCATCTTCGATCTGATCAATCTTGGCGGCGCCGATGGTGTCACCAGCACCAGCCTGATCGAGATGTGCGGGATCGGCGGGGCGCCCGAGCGGCGCCTGCGCACGCTCAATGTCCACGTCAACCAGATCAACGCCAGACTGGCGCCAACCGGCTGGTCAATCGTCGGGCGGGACTGGCGCAAGTTCATGATCAAGGAGAAAAAGAAAGGCCTTGCCACACGAGTTAAAACCTGATTTAACTCCGGTACCGGCTGCGGCCGGAAACCGGAGGACTGCCCATGATCACCCGCTACCACACCCTCTCCTGCCCCACCTGCAAGCGCCAGAAGATGGTCGCCGTTCCGAGCACGACCTACTTTTCCTGCTGCAACAGCTGGGACGTCGAAGTCGAGCTGGTGCGTGACGGCATGCTGGTCGACGTCGTCGAGACATGGACCCGCGCGCGCGAGGAGCTGACCAACTGCGTGTGGCGCGGGGCAGAGACGCCCTTCGCCGACAATCACTGAAACTAGCTGAAACTGACTGAAACTGACTGAAACCCCAACCAACCGGAGAACTGACATGAACATTCAGGCCAAGACCATCAACGCGATCGACAAGCTCGCGGTCCTGCGCAGCCGCATCGCGGATCTCGAAGCGGAGGAAAAGCTCGCGCGCGAGGAGGTGCTCACGCTCGGCGCAGGCCGCCACCGTGGCGTGCTCTATGCCGTCGAGATCACCATGCCCGAGCGCAACACGCTCGACATGAAGGCGGTGCGCGCCAAGCTGTCGCCACAGTTCATCGCCGCGCACACCACCACCAAGGTGGTGCCCACCGTGAAGGTGGTGATCTGATGAGCAGGTTCGAAGTGCGATGGACCGATTTCAACGTGACCCTGCACGAGCACCCGCATGGGAAACGGCGCCACGCCTATTGCATCACGAGCGAGGATGCAGAGGCGCTGGCGCGCACGCTGCGCCAGACGATGTTCATCCGCGACGTCGAAGTCATCAGCAAGGAGGAAACAAAATGAACCCGATCAACAGATTGGCCAGCCTCATCCTGTTCGCGATCGCAGCCCCGTTCGTGATCTTGGCCTGCGCTTGGGTGAGCATGCTCATTGGCGTTGCAGCAATGTGGGTGCTCTCATGAACAAGCTCCAGACCAAGCGCGCGGCGGCCCTCGCCGCGCAGTACGGTCGCCTCGTCGAGCAGCGCGACGACACGATCGACAAGCTCACCCGCATCGCGCTCAAGCTCAAGGCGATCGAGAAGCAGCTGTCGCGCTACGAGCGGATCAAGGCGGGAGGTGGACGCAAAAAGATGACCTTTCCCTTCTCGCTCACCGGCTACGAGGTGCTCGCTGGAAAGGAGCCTGCCGAGCTGCCCGAGAACGGCGACGACGTGGACGACATCTGAATAAAAGGCCTTGCCTTTGCTGGCCAGCCGTGAAACAAGCGCTGGCCAGCTTCTGGCGCAACCCGGAGAACCGACAGATGAGCTACCCGATGCATCCCGACGACATGCCCTCCCCGCGTTTCGGCGGTTGGGCCGACGACTTCAACACCTACGAGGAAGCCTGCGCGTACTACGGCGCAGAAAGCCCTGCGATGCTGGCGCAGGAAGCAGCGCATGATCTGGCCGAATGGCGCATCGAATGTCAGGACGACATCGAGATCCGTGGCCCGCAGTTTGGCGCCTTCGGCTACGTGCCCGCGCTGCTCGACGATGAGATCCCGTTCTGAGCCGACAACCCAACAACCGGAGAACCAACATGAGCGACATCAAATACGTGATCACCGAATTCAAGCCGCTCAGCGGGCGCTACGTCGCGCTACGCGGGCTCGCCTTCGAGAGCAAGGAGGCAGCGCTCGGCTACATCGAGAAGACGTACCGCAAGGAACGCCGCAAGAACTACTCGATCGAGCAGCGCAAGCTGAAGGCCGACGACACCAACGAGCGCATGCACTGCCAGTGCTGCGCCCGTCCGATCCTCGCCAAGGGCGGGCTGATCGCGCACCACGGCTACGAGCGCCCCGGCACCGGGTGGCAGACGTCGAGCTGCCCGGGCGCCCGCAAGGATCCTTGGGAAGTGTCGCGCGACGCGCTCGGCCGCATGATCGAGGGATTGAAGAACAGCCTCGAAGTCATGCGCAAGGCGCGCAACGAGGTGGTCGCCGAGCTGGCGCCGGTCTCGTTCGGCTACATCGTGTACGGTCAGGACTGCAGCCGGACGACCAAGACGCTCAGCTTCACGCGCGAGACGTTCGCCGAGGTGATCGGCAGCTCGGACTATCGCATGGGGTTCTACGGCGACGACGCCACGTTCGACGGCTTCAAGAAGCGCGACGTGCGCCACCGCGACGGCAAGATCCGCATGCAGGCCGAGTTCCTCGCCGAGTGCGTGGTGCGCTACGAGGGATGGAAGCAGACGCACAAGCGCGACGGCGACCTCTGGATCCGGCTCTAAAGGCCTTGCCGATGTGCGAGATGTCCCTGCCACTCTAGGACATCTCGCGCCGCTCCAGAGACGGGCGCTGGTGCGTTATTCCGGAGTGCCCGCTAGGGTGATGCCCGGGAAAAAACAGCGCACCAGCGGGCTTCCCAGAGGCTAAAAAGGCCTTTCCAAACCCGAAATAAGGCCTTGCCTTTACCCCTTGGACATGGGACAAGAGCTGGCCAGCAGGCGCTGGCGCAACCCGGAGAACCACCATGAACGCACCCACCACCCAGCAGCAGGCCTTCATCGACGCGGTCGCGCGCTGCGACGGCAACAAGGCCCTGCAGGCGCGCGCAGGCACGGGCAAGACCACCACCATCCTGAGCGCGGTCGACGCGCTGCGCGCCGCGCATCCCGAGCGCAGCGTCACGGTATGCGCCTACAACAAGGCGATCGCCGACGAGGTCGCGAGCAAGCTGAAGCGGCGCGGCCACGACGACTGGAAGACGGTTGGCGCGCAGACCGCGCACGCGATGGGGTGGGGCCTCGTGCGCTTCGCCTTCCGCTCGCCGAAGATCGACGCCAACAAGGTGCGCGACATCGTGCGCACGATCATCGACGGCGCCGACGCCGACGGGCGCCCCTCGCCCTACGGCGACGCCATTCCGGTCTACGTGCTGCGCCAGTACGGCGCGCAGGTGATGCAGCTGGTCTCGCTCGGCAAGCAGGCTGGCGTCGGCTTCTTCGACGACCTGCCGATCGGCTCGGTGCAGGTGTGGGCCGATCTGGCTGACCACTACGACGTCAACGGGCTCGACGAGACCGATGCGATGGAGCAGGTGATTTCCGCCGCGCAGGTGCTCTACAAGCTCTCGCTGCAGATGACGCACATCGTCGACTTCGACGACATGATCCTGTTCCCGCTGATCAAGAACATCCGCGTGAAGTTCACGCGCGACGAGATCTTCGTCGACGAGGCGCAGGACATCTCGCGCGCGCGCTTCGCGCTGGTGCGCAAGTTCGTCGCGCCGGGCGGCAACCTGCACATCATCGGCGACGACCGGCAGGCGATCTACGGCTTCTCGGGCGCCGACACCAACGCGATGGCGAACATGGTCGAGGCGCTCGGCGCGGAGGTGTTCCCGCTCACCGTCACGTTCCGCTGCCCGAAGCAGGTGGTCGCTCTCGCGCAGCAGATCGTGCCCGACTACGAGGCGGCGGCGGAAGCGCCGGAAGGCGAGGTGCTGCGCGTCGAGGAGCTGCCCGCCGATCTTGCGCCGGGCGACGCCATCCTCTGCCGCAACACCGCTCCGCTGGTCTCGACCGCATACGCGCTGATCCGCAAGGGCGTGGCGTGCAAGGTCGAGGGGCGCGCGATCGGCACCGGGCTCGCCAAGCTGGCGCGGCGCTGGAAGGTCGAGCTGATCGAGGACCTGCTGGTCCGGCTGGAGGACTACGAGGCGCGCGAGACGCAGAAGGCGCTGGCCAAGGGCAGCGAGCAGAAGGCGCAGGAAGTCGCCGACAAGGTCGCCACGCTGCGCGAGATCTGCACTGCGGTGCAGCTGCAGGGCAGGCAAACGGTCGAGGACGTGGTTGCGTTCATCGAGAACCTGTTCGGCGACGACGTCGGGACGAACGTGGTCGTGCTGGCGACCTACCACCGCTCGAAGGGGCGCGAGTGGCAGCGCGTGCTGCTGCTGGAGCATGCGGCGCGCTGCCCGTCCAAGGCGGCACGGCTGCCGTGGCAGCAGCTGCAGGAGCGCAACCTCGCCTACGTGGCGATCACCCGGGCCATGAGCACGCTGGTGTTCGTGCGCTAGGGCGCGGGACGGGCGGCAAATACCGGATATTTGCCGCCCGTCCAGAAAATGAGTGTTCACGGCATCAAATCAGGAACCAACGGAGAACCATGATGAAAAACGCACTTGTCAAGACGCAGAAGACGCAAGCTGGCCAGCTCACGCGCGAGCAGTGGCTGAACGAGTTCATTGCCGACGCGCGCGGCACGTTCGCCGCGCTCGGGTCACCCCTGCCGGGGAACCTGCGCGCCGCGATCTGCCCGCCGCACCGCAAGATGCGCGCCATCGGCCTGTGCTGGACCGGCGACGTGACCGAGGACAAGGGGCGCGAGATCTGGGTGACGTCGGCCGAGACGGACCCGGTGCGCGTGGCCGGGATCCTCGTGCATGAGCTTTGCCATGCCGCACTGCCGCACGAGGTGAAGCACGGGCGCGAGTTCCGGCTGCTTGCGACGGCCGCAGGGCTGCGCGGCAAGATGACGGCCACAACGGAAGGGGATGAGTTCAAACGCCTCTGGGCGGCCACGCTGGCGCGACTGGGACCCCTTCCAGCGGGGCGCTACACCCATGGCCGGGCGGTCGACTTCCGGGTGCAGAAGACGCCCAAGATGACCAACGTCGCCTGCCCGGAGTGCGGCTTCGTCGCCAAGGTGCGGCTTGATCAGATGGCGGCCGGGCGGCTGACCTGTCCCGAGCATGGTGTGCGGCTTTTGATGCCGAGCGAGCGGAGTTGAGTGAAAAGGTCAAAAGGTCAGAAAGGTCAGAAAGGTCAGTCTCCTCTTACTTGAGAAATGATGATGATGATGATGATGAAGGGGAAGAGAGAGAGAGAGAGTAGGAACGGGTGACCTTTCTGACCTTCCTGACCTTTCTGCCCGAGGAGGCTCCGATGAACGAGAATGCCCTGAAACGCTATATCGTCCAACAACTTAGCTCTCCCCCGGGGTTCGTTTTCCCGGTGGAGACGGCGCGCGGAGGCACGGCCGGATGCCCCGATTTATTCGTTTTGGTGCAATCTGCGAAGTTGCTCCTCCCGGTTGAAGTGAAGCTTGCAGAGGTCACCGGGGACTGGCTTTACCCCCGTCACATCCGTAGCGTGCAGATTGCTTGGCATGACGCATTTGCCCGTGCGGGTGGCCGGGCGCGCTTTGTTTTTGGCGTCCCGCTCTATGGCGGCTGGCGGATCTGGGTGCTCGACGACTGCAGTCGCGAGAGCCTGCGCGTGCAGCGCTTCCAGCTCGTTTCGCTCACACTCTGCACGCGCGCCCTCGCGTTCGATCACGATGTGTGGTGGCGCGGGCTCGCCGACGTGGTAAGAGCGCCAGATCAGAAAAAGCACGAGATTGCACGTGGGCAAGGCAAACCGCACGTCGATCAAGAAGGGTGAAGTTCGCAACCCAAAGGGCAGGCCACCCGGCCCTACGATGCCTACTCTCCTGCTGAAGGAGGCGTTCCTGCGCGCGGCGAACAGCGCAGGTGGTGGAGGCGACGACGGACTTCATAATTATTTGAAGTCCGTCGCACTCTCGCATCCGCAGGTGTTCGTGCCTGCGCTCTCGAAAATCATTCCGCTGCAGATCGATGTGCAAGCCAACAAGCTTGTCGTCGAGATCGTGCGCCGCTTCGAGCCGTTGCCAGTGCAGTCGCAGCCGTTGACGATCGATGTGACGCCGAACGGTCATGCGCTCAACGGCAATGGCCATGACGATCCGTCTTCCAAATAACTGGCGACCGCGTCCGTATCAGGAAGCGCTGTTTTATCACCTCATCGATGGCGGCAAGCGCGCGATGGCGGTGTGGCATCGTCGTGCAGGCAAGGATGACGTCGCGCTGCACTTCGCCGCGTGCTCCGCGCATGATCGCGTCGGCAATTATTGGCACTGCCTGCCCGAGTATGAGCAGGGCCGAAAAGCCATATGGACTGCGGTCAACTCGCACACCGGCAAGCGGCGCATTGATGAAGCGTTCCCGCCCGAGCTGCGCGCCAACATCAATGACAATGAGATGTTCATCCGCTTTCACAACGGCTCGACGTGGCAGGTGATTGGCAGCGATCGATACGATGCGACTGTCGGCTCGGGCGTTGCGGGCATCACGTACAGCGAGTGGGCGCTCTCGCATCCCGGTGCGTGGGGCTATCACCGTCCCATCCTCGAAGAGAACAACGGCTACGCGCTCTTCATCACGACGCCGCGCGGACGCAACCACGCAAAGACCATGTTCGACATGGCGATGAAGAGCCCGCACTGGTTCACCTCGCTGCTCACCGCGCGCGACACCGCAGCGCTCTCGCAGGCGCAGCTCGACGAGGCGCTCGCCGAGTACATCGCGCTGTTCGGTCGCGACGTTGGTCAGGCGCAGTTCGAGCAGGAATACAATTGCAACTTTAGCGCCGCGATCCTTGGCGCCTACTTCGCGCTCGAAATGATGGAGGTGCGCAAGGAGAAACGCATCATCGACGTCGAGCACGATCCCGAGCTGCCGGTGCATCGCGCATGGGACATCGGCGTGCGCGACGACACTGCGATCTGGTTCTTCCAGATGCGCGGCGCGCAGATCCTCTGGCTCGATGTCTATGGCGCGATGACGGCGGGCGTCGAGCATTATGCCGGTGTGATCGAGCAGAAGCGCGCACTGCACGGCTGGAAGGACGGCAACGACTACGTGCCGCACGATGCCAAGGTGCTCGAATGGGGATCTGGCCGCACGCGCGTCGAGAGCATGATCGAGCACGGTCTGCATCCGATCCTCGTGCCGAACATGAGCAAGCTCGACGGCATCGAGGCCGCGCGCCGCACGCTGCCGCTCTCGATCTTTCACCCGCGCTGCGAGGAAATCGGTGTAGCGGCGCTCGAACAGTATTGTCGCACGTGGGATGAGGAGCTAAAGGCCTTCAAGCAGGAGGAAAAGCGCAACTGGACGACGCACTATGCCGATGCCTTCCGCTATGGATCGCTGGCGTGGAAGCTGCTTCCGGTGGTAAGGGTGCAGGAACGTCGGCCGACTGGATGGTTCATCCCGCCTCCTGATGAGCCGAACCCCCGTCGCCCGGGGAGGATCGAGCTATGAACGTTGAGAACCCCCAAGCGCCCACTGATCCTGATGCGCGCCTGTCGATCTTGGCCAATGGCATTCATGGCGTGCTCACCGGCATCTTCGGTGATCCGAAGTTCGAGTTCGTTCTCATTGTCGCGCGTCCGTCTGCCGATGACACCGTCAGGCTCAACACCATCACCGGCATCAAGTGTGCCGACAACCTGCGCACGATCGCCGCGCATCTCGATACGATGGCGCAAGACATGGCCAACACGTTCGTGGTCGATGACGAGATCCGCAAGGCGCTTCTGGAAAACGACGACAATATCGAGGGTCATGCATGACGCAGCTGCACGAGAAAACGTTTGAATATCTTGAGCTGACGGATGATCAGGCGGAGAGCGTTCGGGCCTGTCATGAGGCAGTCGCGCAGTATGCACGCACGCTGTCCGAGATCGTCCCCGACGGCGCCGACAAGACCTACGCGCTGCGCAAGCTGCGCGATGTTGCGATGTGGGTCAATGTTGCGATCACGCGCAATGCGGATGGGAGCCCGCGTGCTGATGAAGGACAGACTGAGCCCAGCTGACGATGTCGGCGTCGTCATGGACAAGGTGGTCGTCATCACGATCACGTCCGAGAAGACGATTGCCATCACCATCACTGTGCCCGCTGGCGGAACGATCGCGATTGGCAACGCCACGTCGCAGGCTGACCCGGGAGATGACTGATGGCGATCTCGCCGCAGCTGATCCGCGCATCCGGCAGGCTCGCTGCAGCAAGGTCGCAGCGTCGCAACATCGGTTGGGCCGAGGCGCTCGGTGAGTACAGTCAAGCCGTCAATTCGAGCGCGATCAGTCGCGTCGGCTACAGCGAGCAGGACCAAACGCTCTCGATCACGTTCCTGCATAGCGGTCGCACCTACACCTACTACGATGTCCCGATCTCGATTTATCGCGGCCTCGTGAGCGCGGGATCGCCCGGACGCTTCTTCAACTTCAACATCCGCAACCGCTACGCCTACAGCTGAGGAGTGATCGATGCGTGTGCTCTTCATCCTGCACCAAGGTCGCTGGCGCTGGCACTTCGTCGTGTTCAAGCCCGCGCTGTTCTGGTGCGGCGAGCTGGTCTGTACCAACAAGAGGTTTGCCGCATGGGCGCAATGAAGCAGAAGCTGATGGAAGATGCTGGCTGGATCAAGCGTGACCCGCCCAAGCCGAAGCCCAAGCCGATCCTGTGCATCGATTTCGATGGCGTGATCCATGCCTACACGTCGCCATGGACCAACGAGTACACGATTTCGGATGGTCCGGTCCCCGGCGCGTTCGAATTCCTGCTCGAAGCGCTCAAGCATTTTGACGTCGTGATCTACTCCTCGCGCTCGAAGACGAAGGCGGGCATCGATGCGATGCGGGCTTGGCTTGTCGAGCATGCCGATGGCGTCTGGTGGGAAAGCCCGGCAGGTCCCGGTCTTGGAGACGTGAAATTCGCGTCAGAGAAGCCGACTGCTTTCATGACGATCGACGACCGCGCGTTCTGCTTCGAAGGAGTTTGGCCGGATCCGGTCAAGCTGAGAGGCTTCCAACCGTGGAATAAGCGCGATGGCAAGTGAAAGCCCTCCCGGCAAGGCAGCCGAACCGCGCGGTCGCCTGAGCGATGAAGTCAACGTCTTCACCGAGCCGAAGAACGCCGACACGTGGCTTGAGCTGATCCGCGAGAGCGAGACCGCCTTCGAGGAGTGGAATGACGCCTGCGACAACATTGACAAGCTCTACGGCAATCTCGAACGGCTGCGCACCGCCAACCGCGACCGGCAATTCCAGATGTTCTGGTCGAACATTCAGGTGCTTGCCCCGGTGATCTATGCGCGCCCGCCGATCCCGGTCGTGGTGCCGAAGTTCAAGGATCGCAGGCCGGTCCCGCAGACCGCGAGCGAGATGGCCGAGCGTTGCGCCACCGTCGCGTTCGATCTCGCCTACGTGCATCCGGCGCTGAAGCAGACGCGCGACAGCCTGACGCTGCACGGGCGTGGCGTGCTCTGGTGCCGTCACGAGAAGGGCAGGAACGGCAAGCCCGAGAAGGTCTGCATCGAGCACAAGGACCGGCGCGACTTCCTGCACGCGATCTGCCGCAACTGGTACGAGGTCGAATGGGTTGCCGCCGCGAGCTACCTGACGCGGCGCGAGGCGAAGAAGCGCTTCAAAAAATATTCCAAGGATGCCTACGACAAGCTCGACTACAAGGTGCAGCGCGACAGCAAGGACGTCGGCGGCACCGACGATCGCGAGCGCGCCAAGATCTGGGAAGTGTGGCACCGCACGCTCGGCCTTGTCGCGTGGGTGAGCGAGGGATCGGAAGTGCTGCTCGACTATGCCGAGCCGCATCTCGACCTGCAGGGCTACTTCCCCTGTCCGCAACCGGCCTATTCGACGGTGCAGCCCGGCTCGCTGATCCCGATCCCCGACGTCGAGTATTATCGCGACCAGCTGGAGGAACTGAACGCGCTCACCGGGCGCATTCACGCGCTCGCCGACGCGATCGAGGTGAAGGGCTTCTATCCCTCTGGCGGCACCGAGATCGCCGACGCGGTCGAGAAGGCCATCAAGATGAAGTCGGCCGGGCGCATTCTCGTGCCGATCAACAATTGGGCGGCGTTCGGCGGCAGCAAGGAAGTGATCGTCTGGCTGCCGATCGAGGAGATCGCCAACACCGTCAATTCGCTGGTCGCGCTGCGCAAGGAGATCATTCAGGACATCTACCAGATCGTCGGCCTGTCCGACATCATGCGTGGTGCGACTGATCCGCAGGAGACGCTCGGCGCGCAGAAGATGAAGATGCAGTCCGGTGCCGTGCGCATCCGCGACAAGCAGGGCGAGATGGCACGCATTGCCAAGGACTGTGTGCAGATCTCGGTCGAGATCATCACCGAGAAGTTCGACGATGAGACGATCCTTGCGATGGCGCAGATGCAGCTGCCGCGCAAGATGGAGATCCAGCAGCAGATCCAGCAGATCACGCAGCAGGTGCAGCAGCAGACGCAGCAGCTCAGCGCGAACCCGCAGATGATGCAGCAGCTGCAGGCTAATCCGCAGATGATGCAGCAGGCGCAGCAGATGATGCAGCAGGCGCAGCAGGAGGTGCAGAAGCTGTCCGAGAAGGCAACGGTCGAGGACGTGCTGGCGTTCCTGCGCGACAATCGCACGCGCTCGTTCGTGCTCGACATCGAGACTGACAGCACGATCATGATCGACGAGCAGCAGGAGAAAGAGCAGCGCGGCGAATTCGTCACCGTGCTCTCGACCCTGATCCAGCAGCTTGGCGTGATGATCACGACCATGCCGCAGACCGCGAAGTTCGGCGGCGAGGTGCTCAAGTTCGCGGTCGCACCCTATCGCGCGGGTCGCCAGCTCGACGGTGCGATCGACGAGATGGTCGACCAGCTCGGCCAGCTCGCAGCGTCCGGCCAGCTGCCGCAGGGCGGCCAGCAGCAGAAGATGGGCGAAGACCCGCAGACCAAGCTGCAGATCGAGCAGATGAAGATGCAGCACGCCGCGCAGGAGAACGACAAGGACCGCAATCTGCAGATGACCGAGATCATGTCGCGCATGCGCGTCGAGCAGACCAAGGTGCAGAACGAGAAGGAAGTTGCGATGCTCGAATTCCAAGGCGCCGAGCGCGAGCGTCGGGCCAAGATGGCGCAGATCGCCGCGCAGATGCAGCGCGATCGCGAGAAGGCCGCGCAGGATGCAGATAAGTCGCAGCGCGACTTCGTGATCGACACGCAGAAGGCGCAGATCCAGCAGCGCGGCCAGATGGACAAGAACGCTGCCGTGCGTCAGGGCATGGCGATGAAGGCGCAGGACAGCGCGCTCGGCCGCCAGCAGAAGCAGGCGCAGTTCAATCAGGCCTCGCGCCAGAAGGACCAGCAGTTCGCGCAGTCCTCGCAGCTGAAGGAGAGACAGATGATGATGCCGAAGGGACCGGCGCAATGAGTGCGCGCGATATGATCATTATGCTGGTGTCGATGGCGATCGGAGGAACGATCGGAATTGCCGGTGTTATTGCGTTGGCTTGGTTCACGCGCAATATTTTCCCGACGCTGTTCGTTCCAGATGATTGGTGAACGCCATGAGACGCAAGCGCACTTCGCTGCGCCGCTGGAAGGCACGCTGCCGGATCGGCCGCATCATTCCGGCAATCGCCATCGTCGATCATCGGCTCGACCGCTGGTTCTCGTTCAGGCATGTCGGCGAGAATGTTGACGCTTATCGGAGGGTTTGATGCCCGTCGATCCGAACTTCCTGATGCAGCGTCTGATGCGCGGCGGCATGTCGAAGATGCATGCTGCGGCAGTTGTCGGCAATCTGAAGCGCGAGAGCAGCCTTGATCCGAACGCATACAATTCCGACGAAGGCGCCTATGGCATGATGCAGTGGCGCGGGCCGCGCTTTCAGGCGTTGCAGAACTTCGCCAACCAGCAGGGCAAGCCGTGGAACGATCCGGGTGCGCAGACCGATTTCATCGGGCATGAGCTGAGCACGACCGAGCGTGGCAACGCGCAGGACTTCTATGCCGCGCAGGACATCGATGCCGCGACCAAGGCGTTCGGCAATCAGGTCGTGCGCTTCGGTGACAAGTCGCTGCCCGAGCGCCAGCAGCACGCGCGTGCTCTTTACGAGGCAGATGCTGGCCAGCCTCTCGAACCCGGTGCAATTTCGCAGCAGGCGACCGGATCTGCACCGGGGAATGTTTCACGTGAAACACGTGACCGGAACGACAGGTATGGGCTGTCCGGGGTGTCCGGGGTGTCCGGGCCATACGGGCTGCTGAATTCGCAGCGGCGCGGCATCCGGGGCGGGCTCGAGACGCTCGGCGAAGGGCTTAGCATGGCTTTTCGCCCGTCGAGAACGGCTGCGTCAGCGCCTCCTGCGGCGCAGCCTCCAGCCTTTCCGGGCGGGATCGTGCCAATGCCTTCCCCTCGCCCGGAGACGGCTCCGAGCCCACTGACCCCGGGCTCGGACGCTGTCGGCTCGCTGCCGGGCGCCAAGATGGGAGCGCTCGGCGACATCGCGTCCTACGAGGACGGGGACTGGTATGCCTGACCCCTATGACGAGCTGACCGATCTTGAGCTGCAGAGCCGTGGCATCCCGCGCATCACGGTGCGTCCGAGCGACATCCCGGTGCCTCCCCCGGATGACGCCGGATGGGGCCGTCCGGGAGGCACCGCCGGTCGACCGGAAGGGCGGCTGTTCGAGCCGGATCTCTCCCCCGCCATGGGTTCGACCGCTGCCCCCGCGACCATCGATCAGAACCTTCGCAACCGCTACATGACGACGGTGCAGGAGCCGGGGCAGCCCGATCGCGAGAGCTTCGAGCTTCCGGCGGCGCGCGCCGCGCGCGAGCGCTACGATCGCCCCGGCCTTGTGGGACATTTGTTCGGCGGCGCTCGTGCCGTCGAGCCGACGCAGCCGTGGGACCCGGATCGCCCGCGCCCGGGCCTCGCCTCGACACAACCACCGGCAGAGACCCCGTTCGAGTATGCGACGCGCCCGATCACTGCACCGTTGCGAGCTGCTGGCCAGATTGCTGGTGCAATGTTCGCGCCGCCGGTTGAGCAGCGTTCCATCCTCGACCGCTATCCCGATCCGAATGAGCCGCTCACTTCGCAGCGGGTGGGACGCGAGATGAGGCGCCAGCAGGCGCTCGACAAGTTCGGCATCGATACCGCGCTCAATTTGATGGGCGGCGGCGCTCCTGCTGGCTATGCACGTCCCGGCGCCAGCGCAGGCATGTTCGGCTCGCGCATGTCGCCGAAGGCCGATCAGGCTGCCTTTGATCTCGCCGAAGCGATGGCGCGGGCGGGCGGGCGTTTTTCCGATGAGCAGATCTTTCAGGCCACCAAGCTGCGCCGCTTTCCCGATGGCAAGTTCTACTTCGAGGTGTCGGACCAGAATGCGCGCTTCAAAGGCCTGCCCGACAGTCACGACATCGACAAGGTCACGCAGCAGATCTTCCGCGAGAACAATCCCGAGCAGGGCCTCAATCTGTTTGGGCAGACGACCGGCATCAAGCCGCCGAAGGAAGGCAGCGCTCGTTACCGCACCGAGATGCTGAAGGCGCGTCAGGAAGCGACCGAGCGCATCCAGAAACAGGGACCGTTGACGTGGGCCGATCTCTACGATCACCCGGACGCGCTCGAAGCGTTTCCCTATCTGCGCGACATGCCGGTCTACATCGACAATGAAGGTTCATGGCGTGCTGCTTATTATCCGCCAGCGACCAAGCACGAGCGTCCGTTCATGGCGATCAATCCGAGCCAGAACGTTGATGAGAGCGTCCTGATCCCCGGCGGAAGGCACAAGCCACGCGGCAAGATGCTGGAGGTGGGCCTGCATGAGCCGCAGCATGCGATCGACTTTGTCGAGGGTGGCGCGCGCGGCTCGAACACCTCGACCAACTTTGCTCCCGGCTCGCCTGCCGAGGGGATCTACAAGCAGATCATGACGGAGTTCGCGCCAGAGATGGCAAAGATGGGACCGGCGCAGCGTCAGGTCATGGAGATGTACGCGCGCAATCAGGCTGCGCTTGCGAACTACAATCGCAGTGCCGGGGAGAACAGGGCGAACCTCAATTACCTGCGCAGGGATCTCACTCAGGCCGAGCGCGACGCGATCGATCCGATCAAGCAGATGAAGATCCCGTCCTCGCAGCAGATCGTCGAGTTCAATGAGCCGTTTGCCGAGATGGGCGGCGTGCTCAATCCCGTGCCGCGCGAGATGCGTCAGTCGCAGCAGATGGCGACACCCGGGAAGCGTTCCCCGTCTGTCCCTTCAGCCGTCGCGCCGCGTTCTGGTGCCGTTCCCGAGGTCGCCGAGCGCTACCCGGAGGTCATTCCTCCGGTGAACACCTACGATCCGAAGACCGAGAACTGGTTCCCGCAAAAAACGCTGAGCGAGGAGGCGCAGCGCGTGCAGAAGGCGCGCGCGGCGGCGCAGCGCGACATCGATGCCGGGAACTACACGCCCTACTTCGATCCGGCCAAGCGTGCCGACGTCAATCCGGCGAACTATCCCGCGATGACGAGCACAAAGGATGTGGTGCGCCCGGCCAAGGAGGCAACGCGCCAGAAGTACGAAGAGATGGCCAATACGCCGGAAGCAAAGGCGAGGCTGGCCAGCGCCTACGAGCGCGGCCTGAAGCAGAAGGCAGGCTCGGAGAACTGGTACTTCATGAAACAACTGGAGGATGAATTCATCAAGGAGTATGGCGCGACGAAGGGCAGTGCAATGTTCAAGGAACGCTTTGCCGACGCCATGGCGGCAACGACCGGCGGCGCTGATCCGACCTCGAACCTGATGATGGCGCATTACGGCAACTGGCTGAAGGCGCGTGGCGAGCAGGTCCCGCCGAGCCATGCCTTCCCGTTCCCGATTGGCGGGCGTTATGCCGGATCGAACATGGATCAGTTCGACAAGATGATTATGCAGGGACAGGGCATCTCGCCGACCATCAATCCGAAGCGCTACAATTTTTCCGGCAACTTCACCGGCTATGGCAAGGGCGCGACCATCGACGAGCAGATGATGGGATTGATCGGAGCCTTGGATAAAAAGGGCAAGGTTCTGCAGATGCCGCCTTCTGGATCGTATGGTCACTTCGAGGACGTGGTGCATCAGGCGGCGAAGAATGCTGGCGTCGATCCGCGCTATTATCAGGAGGTTGCTTGGGCTGGCGCCAAGGATGAAAAGACCAAGGGTGGCTTTGCCGCCAAGCCGATGATCCAGATCGTCAATGAGGCGATCGAGCGCACGCATCGGATCACCGGCATGCCGCGTGACGAGATCGTCAGGCGCGGATTGGTGCGTGCCGAGATCCCGTTGTATGGTGCCGCAGGTGTGATCGGAGGTGGCGCCGCTCTTGGCAGCATTGCAGACCAAAGTGGCTATCAACAGTGAGGATGCCGACATGACGAAGAAGGCGAAGGGGACCGTCGAGAGTGGATTGTTCAAGGGTGCAGAGGTCTACGATGACACCGACGAGCAGGAAGAGGACTGGGTTGAGGAGGATCAGCCGCAGCCAGCTCCAGCTCAGGTGCAGCAGACCGAGGCACAGATAACCGAGCCGCCTCCACCCGAGGATGCTGACCTGATGCCGACTGCCGTCTACAACGCCAACCTCAACCAGCAGCTTGCCGAGAACGCAGGCGAGCCCGCTCCTGAGCCTGAGCAGCTTGCCGAGCAGGACCGCAAGGCCGATGCCGAGCGCACTGAGCAACTCGCCAAGGAAGCGGAGACTGCTCCGACTGCACCGACTGCTCCGACTGCTTCGACCGCGCCGGATCCGGCAGGGCCGCACCTTGATCCGCTTCCCTCGAACGATGAGCTGCATGGCATGCGGCGCAGCGAGCTGGATGAACTTGCTGCGGCACGTGGTGTCGACGTCAGCAGTGCCAGCAACAAGGACGAGGTCATCGACCTGCTTCGCAAGGACGCGCGCAAGCGCAAAAAGGAGGATTGACCATGGCTGCGCCGACCACTGCACTTGATCGCACCACCACCACGACGGCTGCCAATCCGACGCCGCCAACCAACGTCGCTGCTGCTTGGCAGGGCACGCCCCCGACACCCGCTGGCAAGGTGCCGTCTCAGGCAGCGGCGCCGGATGAAGCGAGCAAGGGCATCTTTCTGACGCCGCTCGATGCTGCACTTCCCGCCGGTCGTGCCGAAGGGTCCGGCACCGAGGTGCATGTCACCACCAACCCGCGCGCCGTCATGCACAGCACCAATGGTGCCTACACCGAGTTTCCGAACAGGGATCATCCCTCGTCGATGTCTCCAGTCACCAACCCGGCACTCGCCTCGATCTCGCCGAACACTGACACCGTGGGCACTGGCGTGACTGCCGTGACGCTGACCGGGACCAATTTCACGCCGCAGACCAAGGTCACGGTGGATGGCGTCGTGATTGGCTCGACCTTCGTGTCGGCAACCTCGATCACCGCGAACGTGCCGAAGCGCGCACTGGCTGGAGCGCGCAGCGTCGGCATCAGCCTTGCCGACGTTCCATTGAACGCACCGCGTGCGTTGACCTACTCGTGACATGAACGCAACGCTGGTCGAGATCGCACCGAACCGCTGGCGCTTCGTGCGCGAGCAGACGGCTCCCGCGCGCTCGACGCTGCCGATGCCATACGTGATCTCGGACGTGATGGAACCGACCGAGCAGGTTGACGGAAAATTCTACACCTCGAAGCGGCAATTCCGGGCTGTCGGTCGCGCGCTCGGACTGACCGAGGTGGGCAATGAAAAGCCGCGACTGAAAACACGATCAGCCCCTGCACGGGAGCGCATCGCGCGCCAGCGTGTGATCAAGGACGCGATCGAGAAGGTCAAGTCAGGGCACTATGAACGATACTACCATCCAGACGGCAGACGTCGGCAGCACGCCTCCACCGCAGACCGGCCAGACCGAAGTAACGATACCTGAGCAGTCTCCCGACGCGCAGCATGGCAGCACGGGGGTACAGGCGCCGGACAAGTCGCCCGAGCGCATCGCGCACGATCGTGCCGTCGGCCGCCGCGAGGCGATCGAGCGTGCCTTCGCCAAGTCCGCGCTCATTCAGGGGGCCAACAAGAAGGCGGCCGAGGATCTGGGGAAAACCGACGGTGAAGATCGGGGAAAACCCGAAGCAAAGGCTCAGGAGAAGCAGCCTGCCAAGGAACCGCAGCCGCGCGAGAAGGGCAAGTTCGTCGCGCGCACGCCGGAAGGAGACGAGTATCGCGAAGGCGTCAAGCCTGCCCCGGTCAAGCATGCACCGCTGGCGGATGATGCGCCCTATCGTGAACCCCCGCCCCGGTTCAGCGAGGCTGCCAAGGCAGACTGGAACGGTGTGCCCGAGAGCGTGCGTGGTGCCGTGCATCAGGCGCATCAGCAGATGGAGCGTGGCATCCAGCAGTATCGCGGAGCCGCAGAAGCCTTTCACGAGCTGCGTGAATTCCATGAGATGGCGCAGAGGACCGGAACATCGCTGAAGGAAGCGCTCACCAACTATACCAGCATCGAGAACAGGCTGCGCAGTGATCTGTTCGGTGGCGTCGACCTGATCATCAACAATCTGCGCCTGCCCGGCCGTAATGGCGGTCGCTACAACGTTTATGATTTTGCCCGCGACGTACTGCGCCTGAGCCCCGAGCAGCATCGTCTGGTGCAGCACCAGAACCATGCTCAGGCGCAGAACATGCAGATCGGCAAGCTCTATCAGCAGGTGGAAAGACTTGCCAACGGTTTTCAGCAGCTGCAATATCAGCAGGAGTTCAAGAGTACGCGCTCGGAGATCGACAAGTTCGCCGACGCGCATCCCGGCTTCGATGACAGGCTCGACCTCATCAAGCAGGAGATGGATCATGGCTGGCCGCTCCAAGCTGCTTATGAGCGGGCCATGAAACTTCGCCCCGGCAGGTCCGGGGCACCACGTGCGGCTCAGACCCGCGACACGACGGCTCAGACCCGATCCGAGGAAGTCGATCGTTCGATTTCCGGTGCCCCCAATGGCGGCACACCTTCAACGCGAGCACGTGACCCCAAGAAGAGGGTGACGAACCGCGAAGCGCTCACCAATGCAATGCGCAAGGTCAGATCAGGAGTTTAGCCAATGCCCAACGTCAATGCGGACGTCGTCTACCAGCAGGTGCTCTCGATGGCACTTGAGGATCGCTCGGCGGATTACGAGGACCTCGTCTCCAACAACAACGCCCTGCTTGCGCTGATGCGCAAGAAGGGACTGTGGCGGACCTACTCAGGCCCGCGCATTCGCCAGACGCTGCAGATCGGCAAGGCCGATGCACAGTGGTACAGCGGCTATGATCAGCTGCTCAACCCGGCAATCGACATCTTCAACGATGCCTTCTTCTCCCCGAAGATGGTGGTCGTGCCGATCATCCTGTCCATGCAGGAAATCCTCAACAACGAGGGTGAAGCGCAGATCATGGACACGCTGGAAAGCTACATGGATGCGGCAGAGCGCTCGCTCGAAGACAGCATGGACGTCGCCATGTACAGCGCAGGGACCGCGAACGGCGGCAAGCAATTGACCGGGCTCGCGACGGCGGTGCCGGTGCTGCCGAACACCGGGATCTATGGCGGCATCGATCGCAACGCCAACGCGATCTGGCGTACCAAGACCTACGATCCAAGCTCTGGTGCGGGAGCGGAGCCGTGGCCTGCTGCACTTCTCACGCAGGTGACCAAGGACACGATCAGGCCGCAGCTCAACTACATCATGACCAAGCAGTCGCGCGGGCGAAGCTATGCCGACCTGCTGGTGATGAGCACGCAGCACTATGCGGCCTATGATGCGGCGACTGTCGCGATCCAGCGGCAGACCAACGAGAGCACGCTCGGCAAGCTCGGCTTCTCGACGCTGGAGTACATCGGCGGCGGCAAGCGGGCAGAGATCGTGCTCGACGGCGGCATTGGCTCAAACATGCCGGACGACACCACCTTCGGACTGAATACCGACAGCTTCCGGCTGCGCTACAACGCCAACCGGAATTTCGACAAGCTGTTCAGCGGTGACGGGCAGCAGCCGATCGACAAAGATGCAATTGCCCAGTTTATCGGATGGATGGGCGAGCTGACGCAGGTCAATCCGATGTTCAACTGGCGCTTCTTCGACAGCAACGCGGCAGCGTAACGATCGATCGTGGAGGCTGGCCAGCACTTGGTCAGCCTCCGAATTCAAGGAGAAGGGCATGGCCAGACAGGCTGCGGTCATCACGCCGCTGTTCAAGCACATCGCGATGAAGAACCCCGGCAAGACCGCGAAAGCCGGTCGACCGATCTTCGACGACGTCGAGGTGGTGGAGATCCGCTTTGCCGGATCACGCGATGTCTATGTTTTCCATTCGACCGAGTTTTCGCACTTCGAAGAGGATGAGGAAACGGGCGAGCGGATCAGGGTCAGCTATGCGGAACGCTGGCCCAAGCAGTATCAGCAGTTCAAGGCGAAGACGGCGCAGACCAAGGAAGGTACGCCGCTCGACTACCTGCCATTCCTGACCGAGGGCAAACGCGCCGAGCTGCGTGCGCTCTCGATCTATACCGCCGAGGCACTCGCCGAGCTGGAAGGCCAGCCGCTGAAGAACCTTGGCATGGGCGGGCGCGACCTGAAGAACCTCGCCACCGATTATCTTGCGTCGAGCGACCACAATGCCGTGGTTATCCGCATGCAGCAGCAGATCGAAGCGCTCACCGCGCAGCTTGGCGTGATGAAGGAGGAACGCCAGTATCTGGCCAGCCCTCCGAAACACGACGAGATACTGCCGTTGCCGCCGGATGATGATGGAGAGGAAGCCGAAAGCGAGGATGGTGTCGGGGCCGATTTGAGCGGCGTTGTTGTTGCGGCTGCCAATGTGAGCGAGGAGTTCGTTGGCATGAACAGCGACCAGCTGCGTGCCTACATCACCGAGAACACTGGCAAACGGCCAATCGGCAATCCGTCGATCAGGACGCTGCTGCGCATGGCAGAGGACGCGAGGACTTGATCCATGACGGTTCAGTCGGTGGTCAAGGAGGTTTGTGCCGTTGTCGGCGTCAGGCCACCGGCTAGCTCGATCTTCGTGCTGCCGTCGCAGGATCGCACTGCGTGGGAGATGGTCAACCTCGCCAACGAGATGGCGCAGCGCATTGCCTACAACACGCGCGAATGGCAGCTGTTTCGTTCGCTCGCATCGCTCAGTGGTGACGGTGTCAAGACTGCGTTCGACCTGCCGACTGACTGGCAGCGCATGCTGCTGACGTCGAGCATCTACTCGACGGCTCAGCCGACGATCCCGCTGACCTTCATCTCCGATCCTGATGAGTGGCTGACCAAGGAGATGAACGGCTGGATCGATCCCGCCGGATCGTGGACGATCTTTGGCGGCAAGATCAATTTTCGTCCGGCGCCTGCATCCGGCGCGCTGATGAAGTTCTGGTACATGCACAAGAACTGCATCACGCTCGGATCCAGCGTTGGCGGCGGGCCGAGCGATATTTTCCTCTCCGACACCGACGTCTATCGTCTCCCCGAGCGCCTGCTCAAGCTCGGGATGATCTGGCAATGGAAGGCAAACAAGGGCGGCACCTACGCCGAGGACATCGCGAACTACGAGGATGCGCTTTCGACCATTGCCGGATCCGACAAGCCTTCGCCGATCATCATTGGCAGGCAGAATTCGAGCGCTGCAACAAACCGCAGCTATCCGTATCCGACGCCTGATGCGCCCGCGACGCCATACCCATGAGCCGTGCCCTTCCCCACTATCGCGAATTCCGCCGCTTCGCTGCACCGGCTCAGGTGCAGATGCAGGTCATTCCGAAGACCTTGCCAGCTCCGACGCGCGGCTTGGTGCTGATCGAGAACCCGGCATTCATGAGCCCGGGTGCCGCGCTCGTGCTCGACAACTGGTTTCCGACCACCAACACGATCAGGCTGCGCGGTGGGTCACAGAAGTGGACGCGGATCGGTGTCACCGGGACGCCGGACAATCGTCCCATCATTTCGATGTTCACTTACATCGCCGGCGCCATCAAGAAGATGTTCGCTGCCAATGCGACGTCGCTGCACGACGTCACTGCTGCCGGGACGTTCGGCGTTCCGGTCGCGGTGACACCGGCAATCACCAACGGCAATTTCTCGACTGCGATAATGGCAACAACGGGTGGCGCGACCTATCTGGTCGCCGTCAATGATAATGGCGACGCGGTCCTGCGCTTCAACGGAACGATCTGGGTCAGTCTTGACCTGAGCACATTGGCATCTTGGGCGAACAGCACCGCATATGCGGTTGCGGCGCTGGCGAAGGATACCGACAACTCGATCTGGCGCTGTGCGGTTGCCCATACCAGTCCCGCCAGCGGGACCTTTGCGGCGGCACGCGCAGCGAACCCGACCTTCTGGGCCAATGCGCCAGCTGATGGCGCCTCGTGGATTACCGGGCCAACCGGATCTCCGGTCATTGCTGGCAGGGGACTGACGCAGGTCTGGAAGTATCGCCGTCGCCTGTTCTTCATTCAGGGCGGCACGATGAATGCTTGGTATCTCGACCTCGACGCTGTCGGCGGCGCGCTGCAGCAGATCCCGCTCTCGGGTGCGTTCACGCTTGGCGGATCACTGCTGTTCGGTTGCGCTTGGTCAGTTTCGGCGGGCGACGGCATCGACGACAAGTGCGTCTTCGTCACGACCGAAGGCGAGATCGCGATCTTCACCGGCACCAATCCGGCCGATGCAGCCAACTGGCGGCAGGAAGGTCGCTACCAGATCACGCGGCCAATGGGGAAGAACTCATGGATCAGGGTGGGAGGCGATGTCCTGATCGCGACGGTGGATGGCATCGTTCCAATAAGCCAAGCCCTCGTGAAGGACGTGAGCCAGCTCGAATTCAGCGCAGTTTCGGCATCCATCCACCCCATGTGGATGTCCGAGATCATGGCAAAAAACAATCTGCCGTGGTCGATGTGCAAGTGGGACCAGTTCGGCGGGCTTGGCGCGCTGTTCGTGACTTGGCCCGGAGGTGGTCCGGGTGATCGGCGCTGTGGCGTCGTCAACACCATGACCGGCGCTTGGTGCCGCTTCACCGCGTGGGATGCGATGTGCTTTGCCGTGCTGTCGGATGTGATGTACTTCGGCACGCAGAAAGGCCGCATCATGCAGGCCGACATTGGAGGCTATGACACCATAACGGATGGCGCCGACGTCGATCAGCGCGTGCCCTACACGGCAACCTGTGTCGGTGGATGGGAAGTGTTCGGTTCGCCGCCGAACGTATTCACGGTGCGGCAGGGTCGCTGCTCGTTCAACACGCGCGCAATCGAGCCGTTCATCCCGCAGCTCACCTGCGCGGTGAACTACGTCTATGATCCGCTTCCGCCTCCGCCCGAAGTCGGCGGGGATCCCGGTATTGCCGAAGTGTGGGATCAGGGATTGTGGGGCAGCGATCATGCGCTGCCGTTTCCGGATCCTGCTCCGCCGGGAGACGGTGTGCGCTGGGATCAGGCTTCGCCACCCGCGCCGAACACGAGATCGACGCTGTGGGTGTCGATCGGCGAGACCGGATACTCGCACGCTCCGATCGTGCAGGTGCAGATCAATCAGGCTTCCAAGCCTGATGTCGAAATGCTTGGCGTTTCACTGATCGCCGAACAGGCAGGCGTTGCCGTCTAGGGAGAATTCCAATGGCGTTCTACGATGGATATGACCCGACGCTCGCTGGCGGCAGGGGTGGTTACGCTCTTGGATCGTTCCAAGGTGGCCCGGACCCGAACGCCGGGCGCGACGCCATTGTGCAGTCCATGATGGCACAGCGCGGCATGGGCGGCGGGGGCGGTGGCGGTGGCTTCGACGTCGCGCGTGGACCGGACCAGAACTTGGGCGGCGGCATGCCGACGCCCGGGCAAGGGGGCGTAGGCGGCTATGCGCTCGGCACGTTCCAAGGCGGCCCGGACCCGAATGCATGGATGTACGGTCAAGGCGGCCAAGGCGTTGGTGGCACGCAGGCAGGGGACGCTTCTTCGGTCGACATCGGTGCGCTGTTCGGCGCCAACACGCCAAGCTTCAACGAGGGTCAGCCGAGCCCGGGCATGCCCGGTGGGGCAATGACGACGTCGAATGCATCCTTGAATGATTTCGGCCCCGGTAATGCCAGCTATGGGGCCGCCATGAGCAATGCCATGCAGGGCGGGGCGCAGATGTTCGGCGGCGATACACCTGCAGGCTTCAATACTGGGCAAGGTGGGCGCGGCGGCGGTTTTGGTGGATATGCCGGTTCGCAGCCGAGCCCGGGCAATTTTGGTTTTGGTGGGCCGGTTGCGACCAATACTCCGGGTGCGATGACGACGCATGCCGGGATCTATGATTTTGGTAACACACCTCCGGGCGCACCTCCGGGCGCACCTCCGGGCGCACCTCCGGGCG